ATGCTGGAACAAATGGGCATTGCCGCGAAGCAAGCCTCGTATAAATTAGCGCAACTCTCCAGCCGCGAAAAAAATCGCGTGCTGGAAAAAATCGCCGATGAACTGGAAGCACAAAGCGAAATCATCCTCAACGCTAACGCCCAGGATGTTGCTGACGCGCGTGCCAATGGCCTTGGCGAAGCGATGCTTGACCGTCTGGCACTGACGCCCGCACGGCTGAAAGGCATTGCCGATGATGTGCGCCAGGTGTGTAACCTCGCCGATCCGGTGGGGCAGGTAATCGATGGCAGCGTACTGGACAGCGGCCTGCGTCTTGAGCGTCGTCGCGTACCGCTGGGGGTTATTGGCGTGATTTATGAAGCGCGCCCGAACGTGACGGTTGATGTCGCTTCGCTGTGCCTGAAAACCGGTAATGCGGTGATCCTGCGCGGTGGCAAAGAAACGTGTCGCACTAACGCTGCAACGGTGGCGGTGATTCAGGACGCCCTGAAATCCTGCGGCTTACCGGCGGGTGCCGTGCAGGCGATTGATAATCCTGACCGTGCGCTGGTCAGTGAAATGCTGCGTATGGATAAATACATCGACATGCTGATCCCGCGTGGTGGCGCTGGTTTGCATAAACTGTGCCGTGAACAGTCGACAATCCCGGTGATCACAGGTGGTATAGGCGTATGCCATATTTACGTTGATGAAAGTGTAGAGATCGCTGAAGCATTAAAAGTGATCGTCAACGCGAAAACTCAGCGTCCGAGCACATGTAATACGGTTGAAACGTTGCTGGTGAATAAAAACATCGCCGATAGCTTCCTGCCCGCATTAAGCAAACAAATGGCGGAAAGCGGCGTGACATTACACGCAGATGCAGCTGCACTGGCGCAGTTGCAGGCAGGCCCTGCGAAGGTGGTTGCTGTTAAAGCCGAAGAGTATGACGATGAGTTTCTGTCATTAGATTTGAACGTCAAAATCGTCAGCGATCTTGACGATGCCATCGCCCATATTCGTGAACACGGCACACAACACTCCGATGCGATCCTGACCCGCGATATGCGCAACGCCCAGCGTTTTGTTAACGAAGTGGATTCGTCCGCTGTTTACGTTAACGCCTCTACGCGTTTTACCGACGGCGGCCAGTTTGGTCTGGGTGCGGAAGTGGCGGTAAGCACACAAAAACTCCACGCGCGTGGCCCAATGGGGCTGGAAGCACTGACCACTTACAAGTGGATCGGCATTGGTGATTACACCATTCGTGCGTAAATAAAACCGGGTGATGCAAAAGTAGCCATTTGATTCACAAGGCCATTGACGCATCGCCCGGTTAGTTTTAACCTTGTCCACCGTGATTCACGTTCGTGAACATGTCCTTTCAGGGCCGATATAGCTCAGTTGGTAGAGCAGCGCATTCGTAATGCGAAGGTCGTAGGTTCGACTCCTATTATCGGCACCATTTAAATCAATAAGTTACACATCATTAGTACCTTCCTTATTTTTTGACTGGGACAAATTTGGGACCGATGGGTTTAGGATCGAGTCTATTTGCCGTGCGTGTTCGGTAAGGTGATTAGGTGCAAGGTGAGCATATCGACGAACCATTTCGATAGACTCCCAGCCTCCCATTTCCTGTAACACTGACAACGGGACTCCGGCTTGAACCAGCCAACTTGCCCAAGTGTGTCTCAAGTCGTGAAATCTGAAATCATCAATACCAGCCCGTCTCAGCGCCGCTTTCCAGGCTGTGTTTGCGTCATACCGCATCTTCCTGACTGTTGGCGCTTTCGTTCCGTCTGGTTTGGTACAGCTTTCCTTGTACACAAATACCCAACGGTGATGATTCCCGATTTGTTTTTTCAATACGCGACATGCAGTATCATTCAGCGCAACGCCAATTGCGCGGTTTGATTTACTCTCTTCCGGGTTTATCCATGCCACCCGGCGCTGCATATCTATTTGTTGCCATTCAAGGTTGATGATGTTCGAGCGTCTTAGGCCTGTTGCCAGTGCAAATTCAACAACAGACTTTAATGGCTCCGGACATTCATCAATCAGCCTTTGTGCTTCATGGGGCTCCAGCCAGCGGATCCGTTTATTCTTTGGTTGGGGCACTTTAATAATTGGTGCCTTATCCAGCATTTTCCATTCACGCTCTGCGGCTCTTAGTAGGGCCTTTATAAATGAAAGATGCGTAGCCTTCGTTGCAACGGACGCTGGTTTTGGCGTGTATTCTGGAACAGGTTTCCCTTTTTTTCTGCATGCTTCTGCCCTGAGTCTCCAGTTTTCCTCATGACGCCGGTTCGTCATTTTCTGCATTGCTGAATAAATTTTTGATTCAGTAATGTCTCTTAGTTGCATTCCTGCGAAATGTTGAAGCCAGAATCCGATCCGGCTTTTGTCATCGTCCAGTGATTTTTTATGTGCTTTCTCTTCAAGCCACCTGACACACGCTTCCTCGAACGTTATATCAGGTATTTCACCAAGTTTGCTGACCCGCCATGCTTCAGCCTTTAGCTTGTCATGGAGTTCTGTCGCCTGCCTTTTGTCCTTTGTTCCAAGAGACTGTTTAAATCTTTTACCGTTCGGCAATGTGAAACTGGCGTACCATATTTCACCTCTGCGGAAGAGTGACATTTTCTTTCCTCTGTTATGCCATCACCCGCGCTCACCTGGACAGTATGCAGCGGAGACTGAAGAGCCGCAATGCAGGCTTGTCGTGTTGTGAGGTAAGGAGATTTATTCTTAGTGGGATCTTTGCGTGTTGCCTGAAGACGCCCTGTGCGTATCCAGTTAATGGCAGTCGGTCTGGATATCTTGAGAAAATGACAGGCCTCATCGAGTGTGAGGCTGTATGGCTCCATTATTTCACCTCTTGCTGTGACATTGTTGAAAAATGGATACCAGCTCGTTGCTGCCAGACGATCCAACCGAGAGTCATATCCCATGCCATGTATTCGTTATCGCCGTTTTTTGCTCTCCGACGATCTACTAAGTCACCGAAACGCTTTTCCATGAATAATTCATAAGATTCGCGTTCATCTGGTTCTACTTCCAGAGATAGGAGTGCGATTTCATAAGCACGGCGCTCAATATCGTCTCGCACGTCAAGGCTGTTGATACGCTCTTTAATTTCTTTAATCAGTTCTTTGTCGGTAAAAGTGGTCATTATGCTCCAGCCTCCGGTGCTTTTGGCATTACTGCCCAGTGAGTGATATTGACGTTTTCAAGGTCCCCGACCTGAAATGTCCACTGCCATTCTCCGGTTTCTTTTTGTCCCCAGGTGTACCAGAGAGAACGCCAGCCAATTAGCCAGCCTTCTCCGTTAGCATCGAATAACAAAACACTTTCATTTGCTGGTGGCAGTTCAGTTGACACTGGTATTACTTTGTTTTCCTGTGCTGCACATTTAGCTTCAAGCGCATCGAATTTACGCACCAGGTATTCAGCATCTGTTTCATTTACTTTCAGATCTCGCGGTACACATCTCCCACGAAGAAACCCTTCCATTTCGAAAACATTCATGCGCATTTGCGTAACTCCGATAACTCGTTAAAGCGTTCCATAAACATCCCGTAGGCATGGCCCGGTGCCAGTGGAATCACGTTGAACATCTCTGTTGCCGGGATACCTTCCAGTACAGGCCAGAAAGAGCCATCATCAAGCCCGAGATCGCGGCGTTCGGTTGCCAGCATGATGAGATCGGCATATTTCACGGGCGTACTCATAACTGGGGGTAACCCGTATTTCTCACGGATTACGGCGTCTATTTTTTCTTCCATTTGTTTATAGTCAGGAAGAAGGCGTTTCAGTGGTGCGGGAATGTCCTGGCAATACGCTTCTGTTGCATCATGCATTAACGCTTCAAAAGCAAATTCCTGCGGCACCAGCTGGCTGCAAAGAACCGCATGTTGGGCGACGCTGTAGAAGTGCGAAAGATGACCGGCAAAGCGACAGATATTTGAAAGGGAAACCGCGATATCGTTAATATCGATGTCGTCTTTATTTATCCTGTCATAATAAAAATGCTTCCCGGAAAAAGTTTTAATAAATGACATTTTGTTCTCCACGTATATGCGCTGCACCGCGCTGAATTCTGGTAAAAAGAATCCCTCACCATCCGGCGATTATTGAGTAAATTACGTTTCCATAAATGCCCCCGCAGGGGCATTTGCAGTAATGAAATCAGGCGGTGAAAGTACCAATAAAGGTTTCTACTTTGCTGTCCTTAAATTTCTCAACAAGCAGATCACGAAATTCGTTAGCCATTTCTTCCTGCACCGCCTCCAGCTGAATAATGCGCAGAACCAGTACAGGACGATCGCCAGTGATAATACTGAGGCGTAATTTAAACGGACGTTCTTTCAGACCTTCAAACGGAACGCATTTAAATTCAAATGCCACTGGCATAATGTCTTTGGTCTTCGCTTCGACAGACTCCATCAGGGAGCGTTTGCCGCTGAAGTCATTATCTTCAAAATCAGCGGTCTGGTTTGCTTCAATCGTGATTTTACGGACAGCTGCAGCCGCTTTTGTTGCCTGAATAGCGTCACCATTAGCATCAAAGCCCACAAGATAGTCTGCCCAGTCTTCAATCCATTCTGCTAGTGACTTCTGGGAGTTACGCTCGCCGTTAACAGACAACAGAGCAGAGAACGGTGCTGTCTTTTTCAGTTTGAGTGTGGCGGTGTTATCTGCGTGACCTGGTTCATCAATAGTACCCAGGTTAAGCACACTGACGGCTCGCATATTATCGGCATCGATAAAGCAGCGGGTGCCTTCATCTGCAAGATCTTTAGAATAACGGGTAAAGTCATCGATGCTGGCAGTGGAAAGCGCACCACGGAAACGGAAGCGATTTAAATTAAATTTTTCCAGATCATGAATGCGGAAATTCTCAGGCAATGCCACAGCATCGGCACCAATCTTACTGATAATTTCATTAACACCCTGAGCAGAAATAAGGGCATGGATTTGATTAATTGCGGTTGCGTCTAAGTTCTGAGACATAATAAGTCCTCACTATATAAAGATATTCAGTGATGAGATAAATAATCGGTTAATTAAGAACGATATTAATGACCTGCTGCGCGGAGTTTTCCGTCAGGTTCACCGGCAAGAGTCAGTAATTGTCCCTGGTCTTCCTGCAGAATAGTCAGGCGACCACCGCGATTGACATACATCGGCGTTTCGGTGGTGTCTTCTTCGGAAATTTTCCCGCGGTTAGTCGGGCGAACATATGAGAGTTTGTGTTTGATTTTCACACGGTTCTCATCAAATGGTTCGATTTCCAGGTTGAGTGAGACCTTACCTTTGGTTTTCGTGTTCATCACACCGGAAGCGACTTCACTGAGAACTGCGCCGATTTTGGTTTCAAATACGCCGCCGTCCAGCTCCCCAATAAATGCCTGCACATCAGTACTGCGTTCGCTAGCCATTTTTCTGCTCCTAATCATATCGACCCTGCAAGGTCGGTTGGTTTCTCCACAAAACAGAGAAGAACACCTGCGGTGGCAGCCGCCCGGATGGATTGGGTTATGAGCCCGTCGTCCGGTGATGTTCTTCTCTGTTTTGTAAAAAGAGCGGTACCAGCCGGAAGCAAGTGTACAAACTGGTACCGCGAGGACTACACACAGCATAAAGTTGTGGTGCCGGGTGCCTCCCGGTGCCTGGCGAAGGTTGCACACCAGGCGGGTGGGTATCCACAGAAGGTCGACTGTCAGCCTCAACCTTAACCCGCGTGCGCTGAGCCGCATTCACCACAACGCTAAGGATTCTCTCTGGTTGAAAATACTTAGCTGTTATGTGCCTGTCTTTTCACCACTTCAGGCTCGGTGGTATCTTGGTGTTTTCATATAGCCAAGAAGGAAATAGTTATGACCAAAGAAGAAAAAATTCTTTATTTATTCCAACTATCGGTTAAGACTCACACTGCATATCAGACTGCTGTCATGACATCAGATAAAAATTACAGTACGTCAGAAAACCCGATAGACGACATAAGCAAGCTTTACGATAAGTTCGAAGCACTACTCGATAAAAAGTTTGCTGAGGCTGGGCTTGAGTGATTGTTGAATAATCGACAAAACCCAACTTAAATTTTCGTCAGTGGGCTCGATGCCATGTGCGGTGAGCTCACTTTTCAAAACTCCAAGCAATTCAGAGCTGATTTTCAATATATCTGCTTGATTTCTAACTATTCCCACTTTTTCCTCCCTTGGTCTACGCGCGGTCATGTTTTACGCCCAAACGACTTCACAGTTATTGTTTAAAATCTGGACTTTCATTTCATACACCTGCTTTAACATGAGTGCCTGGTGGCACAACATGACTCAACGAATCATCCTGGACTTCATATGCCCCAGGCGGCTACTTCGTGGGCGTCCTGCCTGTTCGTTGTTTCGCTTGGGTACATTATGTATCTCAAAGGTACATTGTCAAGTATAAAAAAACCTGCCGAAGCAGGTTCATAAACATTGATTAGGCTTTGATTTTGTATCTTCTTGGTTTTCCTGAGAAAATCACTGTACCAATTATAGAGCAATTACCGTTGATCTTAATGTAAGGCTCAGGCCAGTTTGGGTTTAACGCTTTGAGATAACGCTGTGTCCCATCTTCTATCAACCTTTTGAAGGTGGTTTCGCCTGTATCGTGCATCAATGCAATAACGTCGTCACCGTGGCAGGCAGGTACTTCAGGATCGACAAAAATCATGTCTCCCGGGCGGTACTCATCAATCATTGAATCACCTATCACCCGCAAGATATAAGTCATTTCCCCACAGGGTACAGGGCAGGGATACGTTTCTGCTGTGCTCAAATCAACCTCAGAATATCCAACTTCTTTCCATGCTCCGGCCTGTACCCATGATATGACAGGGACTAATGTGATTTGTTTATTAGTGATTGAAACATCAGGTTTTTTTGTGATGTTCGTTGTCTGGTGTTCTTGATCGAGCCATCCGACAGGCAGGTCGAAACATTTTTCGATGTGTCGTGCCATGCTGTCACCGATATTTTTAGTAGCACCATCTCCCATAAACCTGCTGGTCTGGGTTGGCTCGCGATCAATCATAGTGGCAAAGGAAGAATTCCCGCCAACACCATCTCTCAGTTTTCTGGCGTTAGACCGCCGGATGTCATGGATTGTTTTCATAACGAAATTAAAACCCTTGTACCGTTAAGGTACAAGTATCTTGAAGGTTCATTTCAATCATGTAATATGTACACCGGAGGTACATATTGTATGAAAGCGTATTGGGACTCTTTAACCAAAGAACAGCAGGGCGAGTTGGCCGGAAAAGTTGGCTCAACACCTGGCTACTTACGGCTGGTTTTCAATGGCTATAAAAAAGCCAGTTTTGTGCTGGCTAAAAAACTTGAGCAATGCACGTCAGGTGCAATTACGAAATCTGACTTAAGACCGGATATCTATCCGAAAGATTAGCAGAACACTTTCAATTTTTAACCACAGAACGATGAGGCTAACCGTGGGTAAGCATCACTGGAAAATAGAAAAACAGCCTGAGTGGTACGTGAAAGCTGTCAGAAAAACTATCGCGGCGTTGCCGGGTGGTTACGCTGAAGCGGCTGACTGGCTCGATGTAACAGAAAACGCTTTATTCAACCGCCTTCGTGCAGATGGCGATCAGATTTTCCCGCTGGGATGGGCAATGGTTTTACAGCGTGCTGGTGGCACTCACTTCATTGCTGATGCTGTGGCGCAGTCTGCAAATGGCGTCTTTGTGTCTCTTCCTGACGTCGAGGATGTGGACAACGCCGATATCAACCAACGCCTGCTGGAAGTCATTGAACAGATCGGCAGTTATTCAAAACAGATTCGTTCAGCAATTGAAGACGGTGTAGTGGAACCGCATGAGAAGACAGCAATTAACGATGAGCTGTACCTCTCAATTTCGAAGCTGCAGGAGCATGCAGCACTGGTCTACAAAATCTTTTGCGTTTCAGAAAGTAGTGACGCCCGCGAGTGTGCAGCTCCGGGCGCCGTGGCGTGTCGTGACTGTGGAGAAACTAACGCATGAACAGTTTAACAACACACTACCGTCGCTCGCAACTGATTGCGCTTCCTGTACCGGGTGGAAAAGCGAAGGTGGAGTATTGCTATGCAGTAAATGTACCAGGTGACAGGGAAATTGTAACCCACAGCTTTGCAGAGTGGGCTGTGGGTGATTTCAACCGGCAGAAGGAGACAGTCCTTTGCGACAAGTTAACCGCTGGTTCAAAGATCACTACGGAGTGCCCGTCAGAGTCATTCGTTGGGAGCCGGAAACACAACGGGTTATCTACCTCCGTGAAGGCTATGAGCATGAGTGCTTCAGCCCGCTCGAACAGTTTCGTTGTAAATTCAGGGAAATAGAGGTCGGTCATGAGCACTAAATTAACCGGCTATGTATGGGATGGTTGCGCTGCATCAGGCATGAAATTATCCAGCGTGGCAATTATGGCCCGCCTGGCTGATTTCAGTAATGACGAAGGTGTGTGCTGGCCATCAATTGAAACTATTGCCCGTCAGATTGGCGCGGGGATGAGTACCGTCAGGACGGCTATCGCACGGCTGGAAGCAGAAGGCTGGTTAACGCGTAAGGCGCGTCGCCAGGGTAACCGCAATGCGTCGAATGTTTATCAGCTTAACGTTGCGAAGCTTCAGGCAGCGGCATTTTCTCAACTGTCAGATTCTGACCCGTCAAAATCTGACGCATCAAAATCTGACCCGTCAAAATTTGATGCGTCGAAATCTGGCAAAAAAGCGGGTTTTCACCCGTCAGAATCTGGCGGGGATCCGTCAGTAAAATCAAAACATGATCCGTCAGATAAAAAACCTTCTCGTCCGGACGCTTCGCAACCGGACACGCAGACGGATGAACAGGATTTTTTAACTCGCCATCCTGATGCGGTTGTATTCAGCCCTAAAAAGCGCCAGTGGGGAACGCAGGATGATTTGACCTGCGCACAGTGGCTCTGGAAAAAAATCATCGCCCTGTACGAGCAAGCCGCCGAATGTGACGGCGAGGTGGTTCGTCCCAAAGAACCGAACTGGACAGCCTGGGCAAACGAAATTCGCCTGATGTGTGTGCAGGATGGTCGTACTCACAAACAAATCTGCGAGATGTACAGCCGCGTCAGCCGCGATCCGTTCTGGTGCCGTAACGTGCTCAGCCCGTCGAAGTTGCGGGAAAAATGGGATGAGCTTTCCCTGCGCTTATCACCGTCCGTCAGCACGTACACCGAAAAACGCGAAGACCCGTACTTCAAATCCAGTTACGACAACGTGGACTACAGCCAGATCCCGGCAGGATTCAGGGGGTGACCATGAGTCTTTTGAATGAAGTTCAGAAATTCATTGAAGCCCATCCGGGATGTACTTCCGGAGACATTGCGGATGCTTTTGCAGGTTACTCACGGCAGCGCGTTCTGCAGTCAGCAAGCAAGTTACGTCAGAGTGGGCGTGTGGCTCACCGTTGTGAAGGAGATACACGCAGACATTTCCCGCGCCTGACTGAGAGAGCGCAGGAACCGGAACCACAACCAGTTCGAGAAACCAGACCTGTGCGCAATTTCTATGTCGGCACTAACGATCCACGGGTGATTTTGTGCCTGACCCGCCAGGCTGAAGAACTGGAGTCCAGGGGCTTATACCGTCGTGCTGCAACCGTGTGGATGGCGGCATTCCGTGAAAGCCACTCCCAGCCAGAACGAAACAATTTTCTGGCGCGTCGTGAGCGGTGCTTACGGAAAAGCAGCAAGCGCGCTGCATCGGGTGAAGAGTGGTATCTGTCAGGGAATTACGTGGGGGCTTAATGAGTAATAAATATTGCCAGGCGCTGGTGGAACTGCGGAACAAACCAGCCCATGAACTGAAGGAAGTGGGCGATCAGTGGCGCACGCCGGACAACATTTTCTGGGGAATTAACACCCTGTTTGGCCCGTTTGTTCTGGATCTGTTTACTGACGGTGATAACGCCAAATGTGCCGCGTATTACACGGCGGAAGATAACGCGCTGGCGCATGACTGGTCAGAACGTCTTGCGGAGCTTAAAGGTGCTGCCTTTGGTAATCCCCCATACAGCCGCGCCAGTCAGCATGAGGGGCAATACATCACCGGCATGCGTTACATCATGAAACATGCCAGTGCCATGCGTGATAAGGGCGGGCGCTATGTTTTCCTGATCAAAGCTGCCACCAGCGAAGTGTGGTGGCCGGAAGATGCGGACCATATTGCTTTTATTCGCGGGCGTATTGGTTTTGAACTGCCTGCCTGGTTTATCCCGAAGGATGAGAAGCAGGTGCCGACAGGCGCTTTCTTCGCTGGTGCTATTGCTGTTTTCGACAAGACCTGGAAGGGACCGGCAATCAGCTACATCGGGCGCGATGAACTTGAGGCATGTGGTGAAGCCTTTCTGGTGCAGGTTCGCCAGCAGGCGGAAAAACTGGTCAGGGAGATGGCGGCATGACGACGTTAACTCAATGCCAGCAGCAGGTGCTGGATATGCTGATTTCTTACCAGAAAGAGCGTGGCTTTCCGCCAACCAATCAGGAGGTGGCAACCATGCTGGGATACCGTTCAGTGAATGCAGCGGTAGAGCATCTTCGTGCACTGGAGAAAAAAGGCGTCATCACGATAAAGCGTGGCGTGGCCCGGGGGATAACGCTTCATACCGCGGTGAAGGACGACGACAGCGAGGCGGTCGGGATTATCCGCGCACTGCTTGCCGGTGAGGAAAACGCCAGGCTGCGTGCAGCCCACTGGTTACATGAGAGAGGCCTGAAAGTATGAAGCTGATCTTGCCTTTCCCGCCCAGCGTGAACACGTACTGGCGACACCCCAACAAAGGGGCGTTTGCTGGTAAGAGTCTGATAAGCGCGGCGGGGCGAAAATTCCAGAGCGCGGCGTGCGCAGCAATAGTTGAGCAGTTACGTCGTCTGCCGAAACCAACGTCGGCACCTGCTTCAGTGGAGATCGTGTTGTTTCCTCCGGATAACCGGATCCGCGATCTGGACAACTATAACAAGGCGCTGTTTGACGCCCTGACCCACGCGGGTGTGTGGGAAGACGACAGTCAGGTGAAAAGGATGCTGGTGGAGTGGGGACCGGTTATCCCGAAAGGGAAGGTCGAGATCACCATCAGTAAGTACGAGAAACCGGCGGGTGCAGCCGCCTGATTAAGAGGAGAAACGAAGTATGAATAATCTGATGGTCATTGATGGTATTGAAGTTCGTCGTGATGCTTATGGGCGTTACAGCCTGAACGATCTGCACAGGGCAGCCGGGGGAGAACAAAAAAACCGCCCGAAATACTGGCTCTCCAATAAGCAAACCTGTGAATTGATTGAACAACTTTTCACCGAGGGTGGAATTCCGCCTCTGGAACAAAATCAACCAGTTAGCGTCATTAATGGCGGAAATAACCAGGGAACGTATGTCTGCAAAGAACTGGTGTATGCCTATGCAATGTGGATCAGCCCGTCATTCCATCTGAAGGTGATCCGTACTTTCGATATGGTAACCAGCACATCGGAAAAATTATCCGGGCAGGCTGCTGACAAGATGCAGGCTGGTGTGATTCTGCTGGACTTTATGCGTCGGGAGTTAAACCTGTCTAACTCATCTGTGCTTGGTGCCTGTCAGAAACTCCAGGAGGCTGTTGGCTTACCGAATCTGGCACCGCGCTATGCCATTGATGCTCCTGCTGATGCACACGATGGCTCAAGTCGCCCGACACTGTCACTGAGTGCACTGCTGAAACAGTATGGTATCCGCCTGACGGCTAATCAGGCATATCACCAGATGGCGAAGCTGGGGATCGTTGAACAACGCGAACGATACAGCCGTACCGCGATTAACAATATCAAAAAATTCTGGTCGCTGACGGCGAAAGGCTGCATGTTCGGCAAGAACATTACCAGTCCTGCAAATCCGCGCGAGACGCAGCCGCATTTCTTCGAATCCCGATTCCCTGAGCTGTTAAAGCTGCTCGATACCGTTCATTGAGGTGACCGTGAGAGCACTACTGACCCCTGAAATTGCCCCGCGTATGGGGATCGTATTATTCAGGCCTGGTTCAGAGCTGATGCCCCTGTTTATGCAGGGGCGTGTCCTGCTGGAGCCTGAGCCGGAACGTTATTCATCTTTTGCCAGTGGTGCCGTTCCGGCGGCATCACAACCACTGGCGGATGATCCTGCCGTTCGGGCCGTGTTCCGTAATGAGGCAGTGATCCGTCGTGCTGGTGGCGTGGAATGTCTTGAAAGCTGGTTACTTCGTGAAAAAGGCTGTCAGTGGCCTCATTCCGGCTGGCACAGCGAGAACATGACCACAATGCGACATGCTCCGGGCGCAATCCGTCTGTGCTGGCACTGCGATAACCAGCTGCGCGATCAATTCACGGAACGGCTGGAATCAATGGCAACGGATAACTGTGCCCGCTGGGTGTTGTCTGTCGTGCGTCGGGATCTCGGTTTTGATGACAGTCACGTTGTGACAATGCCGGAACTGTGCTGGTGGCTGGTTCGTAATGACCTGGCGGATGCCTTACCGGAAAGCGCAGCCCGTAAGGCACTGAGATTACCGAAGCCTGTTGTGCCGTCTGTCACCCGGGAAAGTGACCTTGTGCCTTCGGTTCCTGCCACCAGCATCATCCAGGATAAAGCGAAAAAGGTGCTGGCGCTGAAAGTGGATCCGGAGTCGCCGGAGTCTTTTATGTTACGTCCCAAACGTCGCCGCTGGGTTAACGAAAAGTACACGCGCTGGGTTAAGACGCAGCCGTGTGCATGTTGTGGAAAGCCTGCAGATGATCCCCACCACCTGATAGGTCACGGTCAGGGGGGAATGGGTACAAAAGCGCATGACCTCTTTGTGTTGCCTTTGTGCAGAAAGCATCACGACGAGCTGCATGCGGATACCGTGGCATTTGAAGAGAAGTATGGCTCCCAGCTGGAGCTGATATTTCGTTTTATCGATCGTGCGCTGGCAATAGGCGTACTGGCGTAAGTGGAGAATGAGCATGAACCTTGAAGCCTTACCAAAATATTACTCCCCAAAATCTCCAAAATTGAGCGATGACGCACCGGCGACAGGCTCTGGTGGTTTAACGATTACGGATGTGATGGCTGCGCAGGGGATGGTGCAGTCGAAAGCACCACTGGGTTTTGCCTTATTCCTGGCAAAAGTTGGTGTTCAGGATCCTCAGTTTGCGATTGAAGGTCTGCTCAATTACGCGATGGCACTGGATAACCCGACATTGAATAAATTGAGTGAAGAAACCCGGTTACAGATCATCCCTTACCTTGTGAATTTTGCCTTTGCTGATTATTCCAGGTCTGCGGCAAGTAAGGCTCGCTGTGAGCATTGTGCTGGTACTGGATTTCATAATGTATTGCGCGAAGTGGTGAAACACTCCAGAAGCGGTGAATCTGTTATCAAGGAGGAGTGGGTGAAGGAACTATGTCAGCATTGTCATGGTAAGGGAGAAGTCAGCACAGCGTGCAGAGGGTGTAAGGGTAAAGGTATTGTCCTGGATGAAAAAAGGACCCGGCTTCATGGCACGCCTGTTTATAAGATTTGTGGGCGTTGCAATGGAAACCGGTTTAGCCGTTTACCAACCACACTGGCGCGGCATCATGTCCAGAAGCTGGTACCAGACCTGACGGATTATCAGTGGTACAAAGGATATGCAGATGTCATTGATAAACTGGTTACAAAGTGCTGGCAGGAAGAAGTATATGCTGAGGCGCAATTAAGAAAAGTGACGAGATAAATGATTTTCGCCGAAGATGGCGACATGATTCTTGCATTTTTCAAAAAATCTGGTTAGGATTCTCCTAACGATGGGCTTTGTATGTCTGCCGTTAACGAAATCATAACAAACCTCGCTTCGGCGGGGTTTTTGCTTTTCTGGAGGTCAATAATGCAAGGCGAAAAGCAGCAGCCATATTTTTTTAACCCTTGTATGACTGTTGAACAGCTTGAAGACTGGCTGGAGCAGCAAAAGCTTCATCTAAGCCGCTATAACCGTCTGGTAAAAGAAAAAGCAGAGCTTGAAGAACGGCTCAGTGATATTTCTGTGGAAATTGAACGAATGTCTGCTGGTGGTTTTAACGGAAAGTTGAGTTTCCCTTGGGAGTCAAGTTCGCTTCTGAGAAATCATCAACAGGGTAGTGTTTGACTGAAATAATAAACAGACTGTCATTAAGATCCCTTCCCCTCATATCTGAGAGGACCAACAGCAATTAAGAGGGGGCTAAATGTCCGATCCGATTTCCGGTACTGGGCTGGCTGGTGGTGCCCTGACGGGTGCCAGTGTTTATGGACTGCTGACCGGAACTGATTACGGCGTTGTATTTGGCGCATTTGCAGGGGCTGTATTCTACATAGCAACAGCAGCAGATCTGAGTGCATCGCGCCGACTGGCATATTTTATCGTGTCATATATTGCCGGGATCCTTTGCTCTGGGTTGGTTGGCTCCAAGCTGGCGAACTTGACCGGATACAGTGATAAACCTCTGGATGCTATTGGTGCCGTAATCGTCTCTGCTTTAGCCGTTAAAATCCTGACGTTCCTGAATAATCAGGATATCGGCTCGCTGGTGGCGCTCATAACGCGCCGGGGAGGTTCAGGTGGAGCTAAATGACCCGACAGCAACTATAAATGCGCTGTTATGTGCTTGTGTTGTTATTACTCTGATGTTTTATCGTCGTGGTGATTCGCGGCATCGTCCTTGGGTTTCACGTTTAGCTTGGCTGATTACTGTTACATACAGTGCTGTTCCGTTGGCCTATCTCTGTGGGATTTATCCCCATTCCTCATGGCCCATTATCGTGGCTAATACTATTTTTCTTTCCGTGCTGGTGTCCGTCAGAGGCAACGTTGCACGTCTGGTTGATCATCTGAGGCAATAATGAACCAATCACAATTTCAGCAGGCGGCTGGTATCAGCGCCGGGCTTTCTGCGCGCTGGTTTCCGCACATTGATGCGGCAATGAAAGAGTTTGGAATTACAGCGATTAATGATCAGGCCATGTTCATTGCACAAGTTGGGCATGAATCCAATGGCTTTACCTCGCTGGTAGAGAATTTTAACTACTCGGTTGAAGGGCTGAAGAAAACCTTTGGTAAGCGCCTGACGCCGTATCAGTGCGAAATGCTGGGGCGTGTCGATGGTAAACAGGTCGCTCACCAGCCACAAATAGCCAATCTGGTTTATGGTGACCGCATGGGGAATAACAGTCAGGGTGATGGCTGGAAATATCGCGGTCGTGGCCTGCTGCAAATCACTGGTCGTGAGAACTACACCAAATGCGGTACAGCGCTGAACCTTGATCTGATCAGTACGCCAGAACTTTTGACGCAAGAGCGACATGCGGCCCGTTCGGCGGCATGGTACTTCACGTTACGTGGTTGCCTTCTATATTCGGGGGATGTTGAGCGCGTCACGCAGATTATTAACGGCGGGCAGAACGGCATTAAAGACCGCCGTGAACGTTACGCCAAAGCAAAAAACGCACTGGTATGAGGTCGCAATGGGACTTGAAATGATTATCGGCCTGGCTGTTGCTGTGCTGGCTGCAATTGCAGGTGCTTTTGGTCTGGGTAAATCACGCGGTACAAGCATCGCAGAAACACAAGCGAACCAGCAACGCACTGAAGAACGCGCAGCAGCTACTGAAGCCGTTGCAGAACGCCGGGTAGAAACAACAAAAGGAGCCAGGGATGTACAGCAGACTGTTAACCATCTTCCTGATGACGATGTTGACCGTGAGTTGCGCGAAAAATTTACCCGCAAAACCTGAAGTAACGGACACGGCCTGTGACTGGGTAAGCATCATCTACCTTACTGAGCACGATATTGCCGTGCTGGATAAACAGACGAAGCGGGACATATTGGCGCACAACAAATCAGCGCAGGCTAACTGCATGAAGGATCCAGGTCGTGAACGTAGAGAACCTAAGTAACGCGCATTACATCTATAACGAGATGAAAGAGCTACAGCGACAGAAAACCATACTGGAAAGTGGTGCTGGGCTTGGTGTGACAATCCAGTCTACCTATCAAGACGATGCCTTTCTTGAGGCCATACGCCCGCATGCTGTTGCTGAGCTTGATCACCGCATAGAGAAAAAGAAAGCTGTGCTGGTTGATTTGGGTATCTCCTTCTCCTAATGAATTAGGAGCTACAGCAGGTTTTAATTATGTGCTTATGATATTCTTCCCTAGTTAATTAACTGGGGGAGTAAATGCAAATGCTTGAATTTGTTGAGTCAGTAAGAAAATCTTTATTAGATGAAAATTATGAGGCTGCATTGTTTATTGCCTTATCTCTTCCTGATATATGTGGGAAACTTGAAACTCCTGAAGAGCGGAACGGGCCAAGAGCAAAAAGATGGTTTAAGGATAACCTTAAGGATAAATATTTTGCAGATAATCTTTATGAGACGTTTTTGGCTAACTTTCCCGAGCAATTAGATAAAATGCCTCAATACTTAATCGATGATTTAAAAACAAAAAAACCATTGGTAAGCTTTGACCATGAAAGCTACTGGGCTTTAAGAAATGCATTTTTGCATGAGGCATCTGATAGTACTAAGTTACAAAAAATTCAACTTACGCACTCTTCTGCGCACATGAATATGTTTAACGGTGTGCTTCAGTTAAGTGTTATTAATTTATCTAATGATATCTGCGATGCGGTAGTTAAGTGGGTTGAGCGGATGAAGGATAATAATGATGTATGCCAGAGGATAAATTCGAGGGCAAAAATCAAAAATGAAATGTTGGGTGGCGCTATTCGATTTGGGTAGTCTTACAAATTATCAAATCATTCCTACATGTTATCTCTAAATTTTAGAGTTACATAAGAATAAAAAAACACCAGCTTTGGCTGGTGTTTTTGCGGAGCATGTATGCCAACTTTAATACCCCGCGCATGTCGCAAACGTGGTTGTCCTGGCACGACTACGGACCGTTCAGGCTACTGTGAGCAGCATCGCAATGAGGGCTGGCAGCAGCATCAGCAGGGTAAGAGTCGCCATGAGCGTGGCTACGGCAGCAAGTGGGATATCAAACGCGCCCGCATCCTGAAGCGTGATAATCATCTGTGTCAGAACTGCCTGCGTACTGGACGTGCTGTCGCAGCCACAACCGTTGACCACATCAAGGCGAAGGCCCACGGCGGTACTGATGAAGACAGCAACCTTGAGAGCCTGTGCTGGTCGTGTCACGCAGCGAAGACCGCGCGCGAGCGGCTCAAGTGAGAATTAATGTCATCATCAGCCTGGGGAGGGGGAGGTCAAATCTCTGCGACCGCGCGCCTTCCGGACCGCCCGCCCCATCGTTTTTTTATACCCGCGAAAAATGAAATTTAACCAGGAGTGCCGCATATGGCTGGAACGGCGGGGCGTTCCGGGCGTCGCCCCAAGCCAACGGCGCGCAAGGCGCTGGCCGGAAACCCCGGCAAGCGAGCCCTGAATAAAGATGAACCTGTTTTTACGCCCATCAAAGGTGTTGAGCCACCGGAGTGGTTCGCTGAAGAAGATCTCCCTCTCGCTACGATCATGTGGCAACTGACAACTAAAGAACTCTGCGGTCAGGGCCTGCTGTGCGTGACTGACCTCGCGGTGCTTGAGCGGTGGTGCGTGGCCTACGAGTTCTGGCGACGTGCCGTGAAAAATATTGCCAGACAGGGCAACACCATCACCGGTGCAATGGGCGGTATGGTCAAAAATCCGGAGCTGACCGCCAAAAAAGAACAGGAGTCCGAGATGAGCAGTACGGGGGCAATGCTCGGACTCGACCCCAGCAGCCGCCAGCGTCTGATTGGCCTGGCGGGGCAGAAGAAAGCCACTAACCCGTTTCTGAAAATCATCGAATCATGAGCCGGAAATCTTACCCCAACGTAAATGCTGCCAATCAGTATGCCCGTGATGTCGTGCGCGGAAAGATTGTGGCCTGCCAGTTTGTGATTCAGGCCTGCCAGCGCCATCTTGATGACCTGATGGAGGAAAAAAGTAAGTCGTTTCGTTACCGCTTCGACAAGGACCTGGCTGAACGGGCCGCGAAATTTATTCAGCTGTTGCCGCACACCAAGGGTGAGTGGGCATTTAAGAGGATGCCCATCACGCTGGAGCCGTGGCAGCTCTTTGTGATTTGCTGCGCGTTTGGCTGGGTCAATAAAGGCTCCCGGCTGCGCCGCTTCCGTGAGGTGTATACCGAAATCCCCCGTAAGAACGGCAAATCGGCAATCTCTGCCGGTGTCGCCCTGTATTGTTTTGCCTGTGATAACGAGTTCGGCGCGGAAGTGTATTCCGGTGCCACGACGGAGAAACAGGCATGGGAAGTCTTTCGTCCGGCAAGACTGATGTGTAAACGCACACCCATGCTGACGGAAGCGTTCGGGATTGAGGTTAACGCCTCAAACATGAACCGTCCGGAGGATGGTGCGCGTTTTGAACCGCTGATCGGTAACCCCGGTGATGGTTCATCACCCCACTGTGCGGTGGTGGATGAATATCACGAGCACGCCACAGATGCGCTTTACACCACGATGCTTACCGGGATGGGGGCGCGACGTCAGCCACTGATGTGGGCTATCACTACCGCCGGGTACAACATTGAGGGGCCGTGCTACGACAAACGGCGGGAAGTCATCGAGATGCTCAACGGCTCGGTGCCTAACGATGAACTGTTCGGGATCATCTATACCGTTGATGAAGGTGACGACTGGACCGACCCGCAGGTGCTGGAAAAAGCCAATCCAAATATTGGCGTGTCGGTTTATCGCGAATTTTTGTTAAGTCAGCAGCAGCGTGCGAAAAATAACGCCCGTCTGGCAAACGTCTTTAAAACAAAACACCTCAATATCTGGGTGTCGGCGCGTTCGGCGTATTTCAACCTGGTGAGCTGGCAGAGCTGCGAGGATAAATCACTGACCCTTGAGCAGTTCGAGGGGCAGCCGTGCATTCTGGCCTTTGACCTGGCGCGTAAGCTGGATATGAACAGCATGGCGCGACTTTATACCCGCGAGATTGACGGTAAAACGCATTACTACAGTGTGGCCCCGCGTTTCTGGGTACCGTATGACACGGTGTACAGCGTCGAGAAAAATGAAGATCGCCGGACAGCCGAACGCTTTCAGAAATGGGTGGAAATGGGCGTTCTGACCGTTACCGATGGTGCGGAGGTGGATTATCGCTACATCCTCGAGGAGGCCAAAGCGGCGAACAAAATCAGCCCGGTCAGTGAGTCACCCATCGACCCCTTCGGGGCGACCGGGTTGTCACATGACCTTGCTGATGAAGACCTGAACCCCATCACTATCATTCAGAACTACACCAACATGTCCGACCCGATGAAAGAGCTGGAAGCGGCAATTGAATCGGGGCGCTTTCATCATGATGGCAATCCCATCATGACCTGGTGTATCGGCAACGTGGTCGGCAAAACCATTCCGGGTAACGATGATGTGGTGAAGCCCGTCAAAGAGCAGGCGGAAAACAAAATCGATGGTGCAGTTGCGCTGATTATGGCGGTTGGCAGAGCCATGCTGTACGAGAAAGAAGACACGTTGTCTGACCACATTGAGTCCTATGGGATCCGCTCGCTTTAACTGAGGTAATTATGATCATGCTGATTCTCGCGCCTCTGGTGGGCGTGCTGGGGGCGCTTTTGCTGGCGTATGGTGCCTGGCTGATTTATCCCCCGGCGGGGTTTGTTGTTGCCGGGGCGTTGTGCCTGTTCTGGTCGTGGCTGGTGGCGCGATATCTTGACCGTACACAGTCGTCTGTCGGCGGAGGTAAATAGTGTTCTTTTCGGGATTATTTCAACGAAAAAGTGACGCACCGATGACCACGCCAGCAGAGCTGGCGGATGCTATCGGGTTGTCCTACGACACCTATACCGGAAAGCAGATCAGCAGCCAGCGGGCCATGCGACTGACGGCGGTTTTTTCCTGTGTCAGGGTGCTGGCGGAGTCGGTCGGGATGTTGCCCTGCAACCTGTATCACCTGAACGGCAGTCTGAAGCAGAGAGCCGCTGGCGAACGTCTGCATAAGCTGATCTCCACGCATCCCAATGGCTATATGACGCCGCAGGAGTTCTGGGAGCTGGTGGTCACCTGTCTGTGCCTGCGGGGAAACTTTTACGCCTACAAAGTGAAAGCATTTGGCGAAGTGGCTGAACTGCTGCCCGTCGATCCCGGCTGTGTGGTACCGAAGCTTAACAGTAGCTGGGAGCCGGTCTATCAGGTCACATTCCCGGATGGCTCCACGGATGTACTGAGCCAGGAGGATATCTGGCATGTGCGCACGCTGACGCTGGACGGACTGGTGGGGCTGAATCCCATCGCCTATGCCCGCGAGGCAATATCGCTGGCGGCAGCGACCGAAGAGCACGGGGCCAGACTGTTCAGCAATGGCGCAGTGACGTCGGGTGTGTTGCGTACAGAGCAGACGCTGTCAGATCAGGCTTATGAGCGCCTGAAGAAAGATTTTGAGGAGCGTCACACCGGGCTTGGCAATGCTCACCGCCCGATGATCCTTGAGATGGGGCTGGACTGGAAGTCGATGGCGCTGAACGCCGAGGACAGCCAGTTCCTGGAAACCCGCAAGTTTCAGCTTGAAGAAATCTGTCGTCTGTTCCGGGTGCCGTTGCACATGGTGCAGAACACCGATCGCGCCACCTTCAACAATATCGAAGAGCTGGGGCTGGGATTTATCAACTATTCACTGGTGCCGTATCTGACCCGCATCGAACAGCGGATCAACACCGGACTGGTACGAAAAAGTAAGCAGGGCGTTTATTACGCCAAATTTAACGCCGGGGCGTTACTGCGCGGGGATATGAAGTCCCGTTTTGAAGCCTACGCCACCGGGATCAACTGGGGAATTTACTCTCCCAATGACTGCCGCGACCTGGAAGATATGAATCCACGACCCGGTGGTGATGTCTATCTCACACCGATGAACATGACCACGAAACCCTCCGATGGCAGTAAAGCCGGTAAGCAGAAGGATAACTCCAATGCAGACGAAACAACGTCTTGATGTACCGCTGAGTCTGAAATCTGTCAGTGACTCCGGTGAGTTTGAAGGGTATGGCTCCGTCTTTGGTGTAAAGGACAGCCACGATGATGTGGTGATGTCCGGGGCATTTGCTGCTTCCCTGCGGGCGTGGAGTGACAGAAAAGCGTTACCTGCGCTGCTCTGGCAGCACCGCATGGATGAACCCATCGGTGTTTACACTGAAATGAAGGAAGACGATGTCGGGCTTTACGTCAGGGGACGGTTGCTTATTGATGATGATCCCCTCGCAAAACGCGCACATGCACACATGAAGGCCGGTTCGTTAACCGGCCTTTCTATTGGGTACGTCCTGAAAGACTGGGAATACGACCGGAGCAAAGAAGCCTTTCTGCTGAAAGAAATCGACCTCTGGGAAGTCAGCCTGGTGACGTTCCCGTCTAACGACGAGGCGCGGATCAGCGACGTCAAGAACGCACTGGCCCGCGGGGAAATCCCCGAACAGAAAAAAATCGAAAGAGTCCTGCGTGATGTCGGACTCTCCCGTACCCAGGCCAAAGCATTCATGGCCGGGGGCTATGGCGCACTGTCCCTGCGCGACGCTGAGGATGTGGGCTCTGCACTGAATGCACTGAAAAATCTGAACTTCTAATCAGGAGAAATACGATGGCGGTTGATATTAAAGATGTCGAACAGGTCGCGCAGGAGCTGCAGCAGAAGTTTGACGACTTCAAAGCAAAGAACGACAAGCGCGTGGATGCGATTGAGCAGGAAAAAGGCAAGCTTGCCGGGCAGGTGGAAACCCTGAACGGGAAACTCAGCGAGCTGGAAAACCTCAAAAGCGATCTTGAAAAAGAGCTGCTTGAGCTGAAACGTCCGGCAGGTGGTGCGCAAAATAAACTGGCCACCGAGCATAAAGAAGCGTTTGTGGGCTTCCTGCGTAAAGGCCGTGAAGATGGTCTGCGCGATCTGGAGCGCAAGGCATTACAGGTGGGCACCGATGAAGACGGCGGCTATGCCGTGCCGGAAGCACTGGATCGCAACATTCTCACCCTGCTGAAAGATGAAGTGGTGATGCGCCAGGAAGCCACGGTGATCACCGTTGGTGGTTCCGACTACAAAAAACTGGTGAATCTGGGCGGCACGGCTTCCGGATGGGTTGGTGAGACTGACGCGCGCTCCCAGACTGCCACCTCAAAACTGGGCCTGATTGAACCTTTCATGGGGGAAATCTACGGTAACCCGCAGGCCACCCAGAAAATGCTGGATGATGCCTTTTTCAACGTGGAAGCATGGATCAACAGCGAGCTGGCAACCGAATTTGCCGAACAGGAAGAAATTGCCTTTACCACCGGCGATGGTACCAAGAAGCCGAAAGGGTTCCTGGCGTATGAATCCACGGATGAAACCGATAAGGTCCGGGCGTTCGGCAAACTTCAGCATATTGTATCCGGCGACGCGACGGCGGTGACCGCAGACGCCATTATCAAACTGATTTACACGCTGCGTAAGGCACACCGCACAGGCGCGAAGTTCATGATGAACAACAATAGCCTGTTTGCCATCCGTCTGCTGAAAGACAGCGAGGGTAACTATCTGTGGCGTCCGGGGCTGGAGCTGGGGCAGCCGTCCTCTCTGGCGGGTTACGGTATCGCTGAAAACGAACAGATGCCGGATATCGCCGCTGATGCGAAAGCCATTGCATTTGGTAACTTCAAACGGGGTTACACCATCGTTGACCGTATCGGCACCCGCATTCTGCGTGACCCGTACACCAATAAACCGTTTGTCGGTTTTTATACCACCAAACGCACCGGCGGCATGCTGGTCGATTCGCAGGCCATCAAACTGCTGAAGATTGCAGTGGCGTAATCACTCAGGGGCGCGGAACCGCGCCCCTGTTCTGACGGGTGAAGAATCATGATCCTGAAACAAGATCTGAAATGGTCACCGGACGGTATGCGTGTTGAGGTCATTCGGGCCGGTGAGTATGACGACGGGGCGCTTCCTGCCCGGGTGCAGGAGATTGCACTTCAGGCCGGGTTAGCAGAGCGCGGAACCAGTGCAAAAAGCAGTAAAGCGACAAAAGAGAAAAAAGCCACGACCAGTAAAGAGGGCTGAGTATGCTTCTGACAATGGAAGAGATTAAAGCCCAACTCCGGCTGGATGAGGATTTCGATGCTGATGACCGCCATCTGCAACTGCTGGCCAGTGCGGCACAAAAGCGGACGGAAACGTATCTGAACCGGAAGCTCTATGCACCGGATGAAACCATTCCGGACAGCGATCCGGACGGGCTGCACCTGCCGGATGATATTCGTCTGGGGATGCTGATGCTTATCAGCCATTTTTACGAAAACCGCTCGTCGGTTACGGAAGTGGAGAAACTCGACATGCCGCAGAGTTTTGGCTGGCTTGTCGGCCCGTACAGGTACTTTCCGCAATGAAAATTCGTCAGGCGCAGACCAGCGCAACCTACATTCTGCCGGACCCCGGTGAACTAAATAAACGCGTCCTGATCCGCCAGCGGGTGGATATGCCCGCGGATAACTTTGGCGTGGAGCCTCAATACCCGGTTACGTTCCGGACATGGGCGAAGGTTATCCAGACCAGTGCCACCACCTGGCAGGAAACCGCGCAGACCGGGGACGCCATCACCCATTACATCACCATTCGTTACCGCCGGGGGATCACTGCTGATTATGAGGTGGTCTGTGATGACAGTGTGTACCGGGTGAAACGTCAGCGTGATCTGAACGGGGCGCGGCGCTTTCTGCTGCTGGAGTGTACGGAGCTGGGCGAATGTAGGCAGAGTCACGGAGGCAGCAATGGCGACTCCCTTTTTTCACGTTGATGTTCAGCAGCCCGCCGAGATGCGCTTTAACCGCGCCCGTGTCCGGCGGGCGTTTGTCACGATTGGGCAGCGTCATATGCGTGATGCCCGTCGGCTGGTGATGCGCCGTGCGCGGTCGGCACCGGGTGAAAACCCCGGTTATCAGACCGGACGCCTGGCTCGTTCGATTGGTTATATGGTGCCGAGAGCCAGTAAAAAGCGAGCCGGTTTTATGACACGCATTGCCCCTAACCAGCGCAACGGGAAGGGGAACCGGATGATCTCTGGTGACTTCTATCCGGCGTTTCTGTTTTTTGGTGTCCGGGGAGGAGCAAAACGTCGTCGTAGTCATCATCGTGGTGCATCCGGTGGCAGCGGCTGGCGACTGGCTCCACGTAATAACTTCATGGTGGAAACTCTTGAAAAGAACCGCAGCTGGACACGCTATTTTCTGGCGCGGGAATTGCGTAAATCACTGAAGCCGGAGCGACGACACAGATGAAACTGACGCCTGTTATTGCTGCGCTGCGTGCCCGCTGCCCGTATTTTGAAAACCGGGTAGCAGGCGCGGCACAGTTCAAAAATCTGCCGGAGGTCGGAAAGCTGAGACTCCCGGCGGCGTATGTGGTACCGGGTGATGACTCTCCGGGAGAAAACAAAAGCCAGACCGACTACTGGCAGGAGCTGAAAGAGGGCTTCTCCGTGGTTGTCATACTGAGTAACGGGCGTGATGAGCGCGGTCAGTTTGCCTCGTATGATGTGGTGGACGATGTCCGGCAGATGCTCTTTAAGGCTCTGCTGGGCTGGAACCCGGAAGCGTGCGGTAACCCGATTACCTATGACGGCGGCACGCTGCTGGATCTGAATCGTCATGAGCTGATTTATCAGTTCGATTTTTCGGTCATCAGCGAGCTGACCGAAGACGATACCCGCCAGCAGGATGACCTGAACAGTCTGGATGAACTGCGAACGCTGGCGATTGATGTTGATTATCTCGATCCCGGTAACGGGCCTGACGGCGATATCGAACATCACACCGAAATAACCCTTCCTTCCTGAGAATCTTCATGTTTGTGAAACCTGTTAAAGGGCGGTCAGTTCCTGACCCTGCCCGCGGCGACCTTTTGCCCGCCGAGGGGCGAAATGTTGATGAGAACAACTACTGGCTGCGCCGTGAAGCAGCGGGTGATATCCGGCGCGTGAATGAAAAGGTGAATACCGATGACGAGCTTTAACACCATTCCGTCGAATACGCTGGTTCCGATTTTTTATGCGGAAATGGATAACTCGGCGGCGAATACTGCACAGGACAGCGGAGCATCGCTGCTGATTGGTCATGCCAATAACGGTGCAGAGATTGTTGCCAACAGTCTGGTGCTGATGCCATCGGCAGACTATGCACGCCAGATTTGTGGTGCGGGAAGTCAGCTGGCGCGTATGGTCGAGGCTTATCGCCAGACCGACCCGTTTGGTGAACTGTATGTGATTGCCGTTCCTGAATCCACGGGCGCGGCGGCAACAGTTACGCTGACGGTGACCGGCGCGGCAACCGAAACCGGCACGGTGAATGTTTATGTGGGACGTACCCGCGTGCAGGCACCGGTGACCAACGGCGATAACGTCGCGACGATTGCCAGCAGTATCAAAGATGCCATCAATGCCGTTCCGACCCTGCCGTTTACTGCCTCATCTTCGGCAGGCGTGGTCACACTGACCGCGCGTCATAAGGGGCTTTGCGGGAATGAAATTCCTGTCAGCCTCAATTACTACGGCTTTGGTGGGGGCGAAGTGCTGCCAGCGGGCGTACAGATTGCCGTGGCGACGGGTACCGCCGGAACGGGCGCTCCTGTTCTCACCGGCGCGGTGGCTGCAATGGCGGATGAGCCGTTTGATTATATCGGCCTGCCGTTCAACGACACGGCCTCCGTTAACACGCTGGTGACCGAGATGAACGATACCAGCGGTCGCTGGAGCTATGCGCGTCAGCTGTATGGTCATGTGTATACGGCAAAGATCGGCACGCTGTCAGAACTGGTGACCGCAGGTGACCAGTTTAACCAGCAGCACATTACCCTGGCGGGATACGAAAAAGAGACCCAGACGCCTGCCGACGAGCTGGCGGCAAGCCGTACCGCCCGCGCAGCGGTGTTTATTCGCAACGATCCGGCACGTCCCACGCAGACCGGTGAGCTGGTGGGTATGCTGCCTGCGCCGAAGGGGAAACGGTTCACGATGACCGAACAACAGACCCTGCTGTCTCATGGCGTGGCAACGGCGTATGTCGAAAGCGGGGTGCTGCGCATTCAGCGTGATGTCACCACGTACAGGAAAAACGCTTACGGTGTTGCGGATAACAGCTACCTCGACAGCGAGACGCTGCATACCAGCGCGTATGTGCTGCGCAAACTGAAATCCGTCATTACCAGTAAGTACGGGCGTCACAAGCTTGCCAGCGACGGTACCCGCTTTGGTCCCGGTCAGGCGATTGTCACCCCGGCGGTGATCAAAGGGGAACTGCTGGCAACCTACCGTCAGCTTGAGCGTGCGGGGATCGTGGAAAACTACGAACTGTTTAAGCAGTACCTGGTTGTGGAGCGTGATGCCAGCGATCCGAACCGCCTGAACACGCTGTTCCCGCCTGACTATGTTAACCAGTTGCGTGTCTTTGCCGTGGTTAACCAGTTCCGTCTTCAGTATTCAGAGGAGTCTGCATAATGGCCCGTATCGGGGGAACCTGTTATTTCAAAATTGACGGTCAACAGCTATCGCTGACCGGCGGCATTGAGGTGCCCATGAACAGGACGGTCAATGATGACATCATCGGCCTGGACGGTTCAGTGGACCGCAAGGAAACTCACCGTGCGCCTTATGTCAAAGGGACTTTCAAGGTGCCGAAGAATTTTCCGGTGAACAAAATCACCTCGTCTGATGAGATGACTATCACTGCCGAGCTGGCGAACGGTCAGGTCTATGTACTGTCGTCTGCCTGGCTGCACGGCGAAGCGAACCATAATGCCGAAGAAGGTACGGTTGATCTTGAGTTCCACGGTGAAGAAGGGGATTACCAGTAATGAAAGAGCTTGAGTTAAAGAAACCGATTACTGCTCATGGCGAGACACTCTCCGTACTGGAGTTTGATGAGCCTACCGGGAAGGATGTCCGCGAGCTGGGGTATCCCTACCAGATGAATCAGGATGAGTCAGTCAAACTTCTGGCGCATGTGGTGTCGAAATACATTGTGCGGCTGGCGAAAGTGCCGCAAAGCTCTGTCGACCAGATGTCTCCGGCAGACCTGAATGCAGCGGCGTGGCTTGTGGCTGGTTTTTTCCTCCAGGCCTGACGGCTGAATACCTCACTGATCGCTTCTTTGACTGCGCCAGCTACTGGCGCATTAATCCTTTCGAATTGCTGAATATGCCGATCAGTGAAATTCCCTTACTGGTCAGTCAGGCAAACAGGATAGAGCAGGAGAAACGCACACATGGCTGAATTTGAGCTTAAGGCGTTGATCACCGGTGTCGACAGGCTTTCTCCCGCGCTGTCGAAAATGCAAAAGAAAATCCGGGGATTTAAACGCCAGGCGGAAGAAGCGTCACAGGGTGGGCTGGCGCTTGGTGGCGGATTGGCAGCGGGTCTGACGCTTTCCCTGAAATCTTATGCCGATCAGGAAAACGCCGCCACCGGGCTGAAAGTCGCCATGATGGATGCGAACGGCGAGGTTGGAAAGAGCTTTCAGGACATCAATAAACTGGCTATTGGCCTGGGTAACCAGCTACCTGGTACAACGGCTGATTTCCAGAACATGATGCAGATGCTGGTGCGTCAGGGGATCCCGGCAGAAAACATTCTGGGTGGTGTGGGTAAAGCGACAGCTTATCTTGCGGTACAACTGAAAAAAACACCGGAAGCGGCTGCTGAGTTTGCAGCAAAGATGCAGGATGCTACCGGAACGGCGTCAGAAGACATGATGGGGCTGTTCGACACTATCCAGAAGGCGTTTTATCTGGGCGTTGACGATACCAACATGTTGTCCTTCTTCACTAAAACCAGTTCTGTTCTGAAGATGGTGAACAAGGATGGTCTTCAGGCTGCACAGAGCCTTGCCCCCATCAGCGTCATGATGGATCAGATGGGGATGAACGGGGAGTCGGCAGGTAATGCCCTGCGAAAAGTTATCCAGTCCGGATTAAGCGTTAAGAAAATCAGGGACGTTAATAAAGTTATGGCCCGCCAGAAACTCGGGGTACAGCTCGATTTTACTGACGGCAAAGGAAGTTTTGGCGGTCTTGATAACATGTTCAGGCAACTGGCAAAGCTGCGAAAACTGACCGACGTTAAGCGAACAGGTGTACTTAAGGCAATATTTGGTGATGATGCCGAAACCCTTCAGGTGGTCAATGCACTAATCGATAAAGGAAAGGATGGCTACGATCAGATCCAGCAGAAGATGAATAAACAGGCCAGCCTGAATAAACGTGTTCAGGCACAGCTTGGTACGCTGTCCAACCTGTGGGAGGCAATGACAGGGACCGCAACTAACGGCCTTGCGGCTATTGGCGGCGCATTTTCTGGTGATGCTAAAAATATCACACAATGGCTGGGGGAGTTGGGGGAGAAATTCACGAAGTTTGCGGATGAAAATCCCCGGGTTATTCGCGGCGTCGTCGGGCTTGCTGCCGGTCTTGCGATTCTGAAACTGGGATTGATGGGCGTGGGCAGTGCCATCAGTATTGTCAGCAGGATTATGTCGATGACGCCGATTGGCATGATTGCGACGGCGATTGCTCTGGCTGCGGGATTAATTATCACTAACTGGGATGTTGTCGGACCTTATTTCAAGAAGCTCTGGGAAACCATTGGTCCTTATTTTGAGGCTGGCCGGGAACTTCTGAAGAAGGTTTTTGCCTGGTCGCCGCTGGGGATGGTAATCAATAATTGGGGACCGGTTGTTAAGTGGTTTCAGGATATGTGGGACAAGCTGAAGCCAATTATTGAGTGGTTTACCGACAGTTCCGGTGACACGGTCGATGCCATTAACTCTGTGCAGTGGGGCGCGGGTGCTTATGATGCTTATGGGACGGGAATACCGGCGCGGGGATACACACCTTATCAGGCGGTAGATCCGGCTCAGTCAAACAACGCCTCCGGTGCCACAGGCCCGAATCCCTTCATGATTAACAAAGCTTCTGCGCCAAAAGTTGATGGTGAGATCAAGGTCTCTTTTGTGAATTCGCCTCCGGGTATGCGGGTTATGGAAACGCGATCCAGCGGTTTTGATGTCAGCCATGATGTTGGCTATACGCGCTTTGGCAGGTAATGAAAAATTAATCTGTTAATGAGTCCCACTCCGGTGGGATTTTTTATGTACGGAGTTTATATGACGTGGAAAGACAGACTTCAGGACGCGTCATTTCGCGGTGTGCCGTTTAAGGTTGAAGAAGAAAGTGCGGGAACCGGTCGCCGTGTGGAAACACATGAATACCCGAACCGCGACAAGCCCTATACCGAAGATCTGGGAAAAGTCACTTTCCGCCCGTCCATCACAGCTTATGTGGTGGGAGATGACTGCTTTGACCAGCGCGATCGCCTGATTGAAGCGCTGAATAAACCAGGTCCCGGCACGCTTGTCCACCCGACATATGGTGAGCTGAAAGTCTGTGTTGACGGGGAAGTTCGGGTCAGCACATCGAAAAGTGAAGGGCGTATTGTCCGCTTTGACCTGAAGTTTGTCGAAGCAGGAGAACTCTCTTACCCCACATCAGGTGCGGCGACGGCGCAGACGCTGATGTCATCCTGTTCTGCACTGGATGACCGAATCAGTGACAGCTTCAGCGGTTTCAGTATCGATGGTGTGGCGGATTTCGTGCAGAACGACGTTATCGGTAATGCCAGCATAATGCTGGGGTATGTTTCTGATGCGATGAAAGTGGTGGATTCTGCCGTATCGGATGCCGCCAGGCTGTTGCAGGGGGATATCTCGGTACTTCTGCCGCCGCCATCGTCAGGCAAAAATTTCGTTGAGCAGGTGCAGAAAATGTGGCGTACCGGGAAACGCCTTTATGGTAACGCCAGCGACCTGGTCACCATGATCAAAACGCTTTCCGGTGTCAGCCTCGGCAGCGATCTGCAACCGCGCGGCGTCTGGAAAACGGACAGTAAAACCACCGCCACGGCGACGCAGCAGCGTAACGTGGTTGCCAGCACCCTTCGTACGACCGCAATCAGCGAAGCGGCGTATGCCGTCACCCGATTGCCTGCGCCAACAACTTCCGCGGTGATGCAGAATTCCGCAGTGGGGCAGGCAACAACACCCGCGCAGAGCACTGGCTGGCCTTCCGTCACGCATCCGGCACTGAACAATGCACCGGCGGTGAAAAACACGGTTGACCTGCCGACGTGGGAAGAACTGACTGACATTCGCGACACACTGAATACGGCAATTGATAAGGAGTTGTCCCGTACAACCAGCGATGCGCTGTTTCTGGCGCTGCGCCGGGTGAAAGCAGATCTGAATGCGGATATCAACACGCGCCTTGAACAGTCTGCACGGATCATTCAGCGCACACCGGATGAGGTTTTACCCGCGCTGGTGCTGGCGGCGACCTGGTTTGATAACGCGGCGCGTGACGCGGACATTATCCGGCGTAATGCCATTACGCATCCCGGCTTTGTGCCGGTGATCCCTCTGAAGGTGCCAGTGCAATGAACGACAATGTCACGCTACGGGTAAATGGCCGGGAGTGGAATGGCTGGACATCGGTGCGCATCGGTGCCGGTATTGAACGGCTGGCGCGGGATTTCAGTGTGGAGATCACCCGCCAGTGGCCGGGAGATGATGGTATTACCACGCTTCAGCCGCGCATTAAAAACGGTTCAAAAGTGGAGGTGCTGATTGGTGATGAGCGGGTGATCACCGGCTGGGTGGAGGCGACGCCCGTTCGTTACGATGCCCGTTCGGTCAGCACCGGTATTGCCGGACGCAGTCTGACCGCTGACCTGATTGACTGTGCAGCCGAACCGACACAGTTTAACGGACGATCGCTGGTACAGATTGCGCAGGCGCTTGCTGCGCCTTTCGGCATTGAGGTGGTGAACAACGGTGCGCCGTCGGGTGTTATTCCTGATGTCCAGCCTGATCACGGTGAAACGGTGATTGAGGTAATCAACAAAATACTCGGTCAGCAGCAGGCACTGGCTTACGACGACCCGCACGGCAGGCTGGTGATTGGCGGTATTGGCTCAACGCGGGCACATACCGCGCTGGTACTTGGGGAAAACATCCTTTCCTGCGATACGGAGAAGAGTATCCGGGAGCGGTTTTCTGTTTACCAGGTGGCGGGGCAGCGTGCCGGAAACGACGATGATTTCGGTGAGGCCACCACCACCGCGCTGCGGGCCCGCACAGAGGACGCATTTATTGCCCGTTACCGTCCGATGTATATCAGGCAGACAGGGCAGGCCACGGGGGCAGGCTGTATTGCGCGTGCTGACTTTGAAGCCCGACAACGGGCGGCGCGGACGGATGAAACCACCTATGTGGTGCAGGGCTGGCGACAGGGTAACGGTACGCTGTGGCAGCCCAACCAGCGGGTGATTGTCTTCGATCCGGTCTGTGGTTTCGACAATACCGAACTGCTTGTCTCGGAAGTCACGTTTACTCAGGACCAGAACGGCACCCTGACGGAAATCCGTGTCGGCCCACCTGATGCTTATCTGCCTGAACCCGAAGCCCCCGGCGCGCGGAAAAAGAAAAAAGCCAGAGTACAGGAGGACCCGTTCTGATGAGGACGATTGAAGCCATGCAGCGACAACTCCTCGGCCTGATTGGGCGGGCAGTGGTGAAAAGCATCAGTGCCGCCACGAAATGTCAGACCGTGGATGTGTCCCTGATTGCCGGTGAACCCAAAGCCGGGGTTGAACATCTTGAACCCTACGGTTTTACCGCAAGGGCAAACAGCGGTGCGGAAGCGGTGGTGTTGTTTCCGGATGGTGACCGTTCTCATGCGGTGGTTGTTACGGTGTCGGACCGGCGCTACCGCCTGAAAGGGCTGCAGACGGGTGAGGTGGCGGTCTATGACGATCAGGGGCAGTCCGTGACGCTGACCCGGGAGGGGATCGTGGTGGACGGTGCAGGTAAAACGATCACGTTTCGCAATTCACTTAAAGCACGTTTTGAAATGGACCTGGAAGTGACAGGACAGGTGAAAGACCTGTGCGACTCTACCGGCACCACCATGTCAGCGATGCGGCTTGCCTATAACGGGCATCGTCACAGAGAGAACGGTCAGGGCAGTAACACCAACAAACCTGATAAAGCGATGGAGGCATGATGGAACTGTGGCTGACGGTGAACGGTAAACGCACCTGCGCCAGCGCACCGCTGGATCCGCTGACCCGCGCCGTGGTGATTTCCCTGTTCACCTGGCGGCGGGCGGAGCCTGATGACAATGCCGACGTCCCGATGGGATGGTGGGGGGATACCTGGCCTGCGGTACAGAATGACCGTTACGGCTCCCGACTGTGGCTGCTTCAGCGCAGCAAACTGACCAATCAGCTGGTGCAGACGGTAAGGGGGTATATCCGCGAATGCCTGCAATGGATGATTGATGACGGCGTGGTGTCCCGTATTGATCTGGATATCCGCCGCACCGGGATTAATGAGCTGGGTAACAGTATCACCCTCTGGCGTCGTGATGGACCAGTAATGATTTCTTTTGATGATCTGTGGAGTGCGATAACGCATGGCGGACAGTGAATTTCAGCGCCCGACGCTGGCAGAAAATATCAGTATGCTCCGTAACGATTTATTCGCCAGGCTGGACGTCAGCGACACGCTCCGGCGCATGGATGAAGACGTGCGGGCAAAGGTGTATGCGGCGGCGCTGCATACGGTCTACGGTTACATCGATTATCTGGCAATGAATATGCTGCCTGACCTGTGCGATGAGTCCTGGCTGGCGCGACATGCTGCGATGAAACGGTGTCCGCGCAAGGGAGCCACGGTTGCCAGCGGGTATATGCGCTGGGAAGGTGTCAGCGATGGCCTGAAGGTGACTGCCGGGAGTGTTATTCAGCGCGATGACCTGGTGCAGTACACGACAACTGACGATGCAACCAGCTCCGGTGGTGTCCTGCGCGTGCCGATCGCCTGCTCAAGTGCAGGTGCGGTCGGTAACGCTGACGACGGTACGGCATTAATCCTGGTCACGCCGGTGAATGGTCTGCCGTCTTCCGGTGTGGCTGACACCCTTACAGGCGGATTTGATACTGAAGAGCTGGAAACGTGGCGCGCCCGCGTCATTGAGCGGTATTACTGGACGCCTCAGGGCGGGGCTGACGGGGACTATGTCGTCTGGGCTAAAGAAGTGCCCGGCATTACCCGCGCATGGACATACCGTCACTGGATGGGAACGGGAACTGTCGGTGTGATGATTGCCAGCAGTGACCTGATTAATCCCATTCCGGAAGAATCAACGGAAACGGCAGCAAGACAACATATCGGGCCACTGGCCCCGGTGGCAGGCTCTGATTTGTATGTATTCAGGCCGGTGGCACATACGGTGGATTTTCATATCCGCGTGACGCCGGACACACCAGAAATACGGGCTGCCATTACCGCGGAGTTGCGTTCGTTCCTGCTGCGTGATGGTTATCCGCAGGGAGAACTGAAGGTGTCACGTATCAGTGAAGCGATTTCCGGTGCGAACGGGGAATACAGCCATCAGTTGCTTGCACCGGCGGACAATATCTCCATTGCAAAAAATGAACTGGCGGTACTGGGGACGATTTCATGGACGTGACAAACGATGATTACATCCGTCTGTTGTCGGCACTGTTGCCACCCGGTCCGGCGTGGTCAGCCAGAGATCCGGCGATTGCCGGTGCGGCACCGTCATTAACCCGCGTTCATCAGCGTGCGGATGCCCTGATGCGGGAGCTGGATCCGCGCACCACCACTGAACTGATAAATCGCTGGGAGCGTCTGTGCGGTCTGCCGGATGAATGTATTCCGGCGGGAACGCAGACCCTTCGCCAGCGTCAGCAACGGCTGGATGCGAAGGTTAACCTGGCGGGCGGCATCAACGAGAATTTTTATCTTGCACAGCTTGCTGCCCTGGGCAGACCAGACGCCACCATTACGCGATACGACAAAAGCACGTTCACCTGCTCATCGGCCTGTACTGACGCGGTGAATGCGCCGGAATGGCGGTATTACTGGCAGGTCAACATGCCAGCCGCCACAAACACCACCTGGATGACATGTGGCGATCCCTGTGATTCCGCGCTGCGTATCTGGGGCGACACCGTTGTCGAATGTGTGCTTAACAAACTCTGCCCGTCGCATACCTACGTAATTTTTAAATATCCGGAGTAATCCATGCATCGTATAGACACGAAAACCGCGCAGAAGGATAAGTTCGGCGCGGGTAAGAACGGTTTTACCCGTGGTAACCCCCAGACTGGTACGCCTGCCACCGATCTGGATGATGACTACTTTGACATGTTGCAGGAGGAGCTTTGCAGCGTTGTGGAGGCATCCGGTGCCAGCCTGGAGAAGGGGCGGTATGACCAGCTGCTTACCGCGCTTCATGCGCTGCTGTTAAGCCGCAAGAATCCGTTTGGCGATATCAAATCGGATGGCACGGTGAAAACGGCTCTCGAAAACCTTGGTTTGGGAGAAGCGGCAAAGAGGAATGTGGGGACAGGAGAAAATCAGGTACCGGATATGAACAGCTTTGGTAACTCATTGACCGCCAATGGATACCAGAAATTACCTGGGGGGATTATTATTCAATGGGGGAGTTTTTCTGTCTCACCAACCGGAGGAAGTGTTGGAACAGTTGATATAACATTACCTGTAGCTTTCCCTGCTGCTTGTCGTTCGGTAAACGCTCTTATTTCAACTAATGATCCTTCTGCCCGTTCTGTGGGCTTTGATATTGGAAGTACCAACAGAACTAAAATCAGATTTACTTACACTTCTGCTACAACAAATTCAATTTACTGGATGGCTGTGGGGTATTAACTATGGAAAAGACATATTATTTTAATCCCTCTGATTCGGGATTTTATATTTCACCAGATAGCCAAACCATTCCTGAGAACGCTACGAAAATAAACTTTACTATTTATTCTGAGTTCGCAGGAGTTGCATGGCCTGATGGTAAAATACTTGGTTCAGATAAAAATGGTTTTCCAGCATGGCAGGATGCGCCACCACTTACCAGCGAAGAATTAATCTCAATCGCTGAATCAAATAAACAGCGATTAGTTAATCAGGCCAACGAATACATGAACAGTAAACAATGGCCTGGTAAAGCGGCGATTGGTCGTCTGAAAGGTGAGGAACTGGCGCAATATAATTTGTGGCTGGATTATCTGGACGCACTGGAACTGGTCGATACTTCCAGTGCGCCAGATATTGAATGGCCTACTCCTCCGGCAGTTCAGGCCAGATGACATCCGGCGCGGTACTGGTATCTGTTGCCGTCACCGCGTCAATGTAATCCAGCACAGTGTTAAGTCGGGTGGTCTCTGCCTGCATCAGCTTCCGCCCGGCCTGCAATTTCAGTTGAATCAGACTAATGGAAGCCATTGCAGTATCAATCAGTGACTGACGTTGTGCTTCTGCCGCGTCTACTGCGGCGCTATGCTGTGTCTCAGTATCCGTCACCCATTTCTCACCATCCCATTTATCGTATGGCGTTAACGGGGCGATAGTGGTTGTTTTTTCGGGGTAATCACCCGGAGTTGTGATTTCTTTGGCGTCTCCCGTTTCGGTGTTATAGACGATTTCACCGCGATGGTCTGGTACATATTCCCATGAGTTAAAATCTGCAGAGCGGCAGATTGCATAACCAGCTTTGTAGGTGCCTGGAGCATCTAAACAGGAATATGCCGGAATGCCGACACCAACAGCAAGATATTCAGTTGAAGCTGAAATATACTCCCGACTCATGACATCAAAGTTATAAACAGTAATTTCTCCTGCCATAGTGGCAATTAATTCACTGTTTAATTCTGCGTTATTCATTATGCAGCCCTCACAATATAGTTAAAAGCGACATTTCGTGGGCGTGTTTCATTCGCACCTGCAGGTTTAGTCGTTGCCGCAACAACACCACCCTCTGTAATAGCCGGGTTGGGAATTGGGTAATTATCGAAGTCAATGGCTGGAGACAGGGGCGTGATTTGTTTTAAAATCGTGGTGCCTGTAAAACTTCCCAGAGTCTGGTCGTTAGTTCGTGAAGTCCAGACTCCCCAATAGTGGTTATGACTGACAATCGCACCGTCCTGAAGCGTTAATAATCCCCTTCCGTTATCCACTCCACGTCCGTCATCCCAGCCACGAATGAACTCACCACGTAAATCAGGCAATTTATTTGTCGGGTAAGCCTTTGCCAGTTCCGGGTATTCTTCAGCAGAAAAAGCCGCACCGTTGCATTTCAGCCAGCCTGTTGGCGGAGTGGCGGAAGGCCACGGAACAGGCACACCAACGGGTAATGCCGAACCTTCTCCCAAACCAACGTTTATGAAAATGCAGAAATAACGAGCAAATGGCATCATTCCTGCTTTTGTCAGGGAGATCTACCATGCTTATTGGCTATGTACGTGTGTCAACAAATGACCAGAACACAGATCTACAACGTAATGCGCTGAACTGTGCAGGATGCGAGCTGATTTTTGAAGACAAGATAAGCGGTACAAAGTCCGAAAGGCCGGGACTGAAAAAACTGCTCAGGACATTATCGGCAGGTGATACGCTGGTGGTCTGGAAACTGGACCGACTGGGGCGCAGTATGCGGCATCTTGTCGTGCTGGTGGAGGAGTTGCGCGAACGAGGCATCAACTTTCGTAGTCTGACGGATTCAATTGATACCAGTACCCCAATGGGGCGCTTTTTCTTTCATGTGATGGGTGCCCTGGCTGAAATGGAGCGTGAACTGATTGTTGAAAGAACAAAAGCTGGACTGGAAGCTGCTCGCGCACAGGGACGAATTGGTGGACGTCGTCCCAAACTTGCACCAGAACAATGGGCGCAGGCCGGGCGATTAATTGCATCAGGCGTTCCTCGCCAGAAGGTGGCGATCATCTATGATGTTGGTATATCGACACTGTATAAGAAGTTTCCGGTCGGAGATAAATGAAACCGTAGCACGTCGTATGCAAGAAGATCGTGCTGCGGTTTATGCTTATCACTTAAAGACTCAAAAATTAGGTGAGTAACGGACCGGTGACATAGCTCCTTTTTTTCTTAATTCATCTGGTATTTTTTTTCCAAGATAAAGATTTGCTATTTCAGGTGGGGCTTCTCGACCTTCAAAACCATAGCGAGAACTTTGTGTTGCCTCAAAGTCCGGATCCTCGTCCCAGTATTTCATCGTAGGGAAATTTTCACGTGTTGATTTGAGCCATTTATCAGCAATGAAAACCCCTCGAACGATCCCCCTTACAGTAGCAAGAATGACTTCTGCTTGGCTGGCGCGAGAGACATTAATGCGCCAGCTAAATCGAACCGCATCATAAAGCTCTGAATCCTTTGCACTTCTGTTAACGGAAATCATTAATGCTTTATGATGAAATGTTATGGTTTCGGGTTGATATGTTGCTATCAACTCTTTGACATGCGCGGCGCCGAATTCATTGCTGCCAGCACCATTCATGATATTCGTTAACCCAGGGTAGGCATCAATAAGTGCTGCTTCAACTTCGTACGCCGTCTTTTCATCAGTCATTCCATGTCGATGGATGACATGGATAACTTCAAGTCCCGCTAATCTTATTTCTCTGATTTGCTTTAGCTTGTTGCTCAGTAACTCGTCATCATCAGCCGCTGCCACTTCACCGCGCATATGGGCAAATACGCGGTTACCTTTGCCTTTCCCTACATAGAAGGTGCTTCCGTCCCTAGGATCAATCAATCGGTATACATACCAGCCAAGGTGTTCAATTACTCCAGAAGGAAACTCAGTAATATCCATTTTGCAATATCTGTGAATTATTTGTGAGACGTATATTAATGAACATTGCAAGGGCTCACAACTAGTAGTGTTGAGAAAGCCATCGGGAAAATGAGGCTAACCCTTTGAATTTACATAGCGCAAAAAGATACCTTTCCTCATAATGTGAGCTAATTTTATGTTTCGTTTGATGATCGGGTCGGTCTCGAAACCCGTAGCCACGTCATATGCAAGAACGTGCTACGACTGGCTGGTGAACTTCCGATAGTGCGAGTATTGAATGATTTCCAACTGTTATCGATTTTGCGTATTTTTTGCATGAGAGGATTCGCACCACCTCCCACCGACCATCTATGACAGTATGCCACTATCTATAGGACTGCTTTGTGCCAGCAGCGGACGGTATGTTTGTTAATTGGCGGATTTTCTTGAGTAAATCAATAAGATAGGTGAAAAATTAATCAAAAGTTTATGGCCCTACTACCCATCAAACTGATAGAGCCTCTCCCTGGATGGACGACAAAATCAGATATTGGAAAGTCAATAATTAATACAAGCACCAACATTTCTTGAAAAGGTTATTTATAAAATGAAATAATTTTTAGCCATGTTATAGTGATGTACTAACTTCAGATAAAGAGATTATAGGATGAATGCTAAAATTTCATGTCCAATTGATGGGTATATCATAACAGATTTCATAGGAGACGGAGGGAACGGAGATGTGTATCTTGTAACTTCAAGTTCTGGCGAGGAAGCATTCGCTTTAAAAATACTAAGAAATGTACAAGAATCAACTTATAATAGATTCAAGGTAGAAGTTAATTTCTTGAAAGATAATAAAGTAGATGGGGTAATGCCTTTGCTTGATTTTTACCTTCCAGATAATGCAAAAAAAGAACAAGCTTGGTATCTTATGCCATTGGCTGAAAGCTTTAAAGAAAGTGTAAAGCAAAAAGATCCATTATCAATCATCTCTGAATTCATTCATCTCACTCAAACCATTATAGAACTCCATGACCCAAACATATCTCACCGGGATATAAAGCCAGATAATCTTCTATATTTGAATGGCAGGATATTTTTAGCGGACTTTGGATTGGTAAAATATCCTGAAAGAATCGAATTAACACCCGATATGCGAGACGTTGGCGCAAAATTCACAATGGCCCCAGAAATGAGACGGATAGCAAATCGTGCTGATGGGCTCCCGGCAGACATTTACTCTCTGGCAAAATCAGTATGGATGTCTCTGACTAAAGACTATCTTGGTTTTGATGGTCAGTACAGCACAAAATCTAATATCGGATTATCAAACTACATAAAAGAACTATATCTACCGCCCTTAGATGACCTATTAGTGCGCGCAACAGATAACGATCCGTATCAGCGACCAACTGCTGCGGAGTTTAAGACAGAACTTGAAAATTGGATAAAAATTAATAATGATTTCATCCAGCGTAATTTAACTGAATGGTTCGAAATCCAAAACCTACTATTCCCATACAGCACACCGAATAGTGTAGAGTGGACAAATAATGATGACATAATAAACATACTCAATTTAATAGCTGGAAGGGAGTCTCTAAATCACATGTTTTATCCTTCCGGTGGGGGAAGCGATTTGATTTATGTCGAACCAGCCTCAGAAAAAGGATTTATCGCGCTTATAGTCTGTGAACGATGCGCTGAAATTTTAAAGCCCAAAAAACTTTCATTTGAATCATTTGGTCATGATCCCGAATGGAATTATTTTCGTCTTGAATGTGAAGTAATCGAACCAATGAAAATTTCGGGTCCCGTTACTAGTTCAACGATGGATGAATACATGGTTGAAATTACGCCTGGAAATTACATACCTCCAGATTGCTGGGAAATAAATGAGTATCAAGGTAAACCTCTACCTGAAACCGCTAGAATTGTCAGCAGGTATATAAAAGGTAGTTTTGTATTTTTCTGCAAGTCATCAACTTATAACAGAATAAGCCAGACGTATAATGCTTGGCAGAATGTGGGGGAAAATGAATTCAGAAAGCTAATCGCAAAATTTGCTCAGTATGCTTCTGCCCGAAGAACCATTAAATAATATTCCAACTACTGTGGCAGCGTATTTAATACTTAATTGGTCGCTACAGTGTACAAGGAAAGTGTGTTATATAGCGTTCATATTCTGATAAGCATATACAAATCAGGTGTTTTTCGGCTATTATCTTTTGGTATTCCGTTTTGCCTGCAGCACACTGACACATCTGCTTCTCGCTTACAGCCGCCGAGGTAAGAGAGCACGTTACCGCGTCGGTGGACTTACTGACCTATCAAAATAACCGCTTAATGCCAGAAGCGGGTATTCAGAGTATCCTGCAACCATATGGTCATTACACAAAGTGGATAGCAAATGTTTCAGTTTTTTGGCTCAGGATTGAGCTGGAGTGAGGATAAATAATGAAAAGTAGCCTTGAACAAGCTTTCCAAGAAGCAGCACACGCAGCAGATCGTGCAGTCAGCGGTGCGATGCTGAAGTATTCTAATGGGTTGGTCACGGATGAAGACGACATAACAGGGGTACTGATCGGCCGGTTGGATGCTGTGTTTTCCGAAGAAATTGGTGGTGTAACATGGTCTTCATCCATTCTAAGGCACCGTAAGGGGGTAGCAGCAGAAGAAAAGAAGGTCGGTGCTGACATGCTGCTCCATGTCTCAATCTCAACACCAGAGCTCACCTATTCAAAGGGGGTTTTGATTCAGTCAAAGAGAGTTGATGAAGGTATTGCAATGACAGCACAAGGTCACAAAGAATTGCTGGGACAGTGCGACAAAATGCTAAATATTACCCCGGCTTCGTTTGTTTTTACCTATACGAAGTCAGGGATGCGCTGCGCTTCCGCAACGAAGATTGTTGGAACAAGTAGCCGAATACTTAACGATTCGTGCAACCTGACCTCTTATCGGTTCTTCCTGGAACTGTTCCGATGCACAATTGGAGATCGCAACATTACATCGGCCAAGTTTGATGATCTTCGGATACCTCAAGGCATTGCCATCAAGGGAACACTGGAGTAA